TGGTAATGAACAAATTAAATTTGTAACTACTGCTTCAGCTACAAATGAAGTTACAATAACAAATGCTGCAGCTGGAAATAGCCCAGTAATTTCTGCAACAGGTGGAGATACAAACATTGGATTAACTTTAACTCCAAAAGGTATTGGAAGAATTACAGCAAATGGTAATGCTAAAATATTTGGTGTTGCTGAAGGTGTAACAATTACAACAACTTTCCAAACAACTTTAAATTACAATACTAATACACAAGCTGTTTATTTTTCAAACGTTGCAAATGCAGCTAACTTTACAGTAAATTTAAGAGGAGATGCTTCTAATGCATTAAATGCTTCTCTTGCCACTGGTGAATCAGTTACTGTTGCTCTGTTAGTTAAAAATGATAACACAACATATTATAACAACGTTATTCAAGTTGATGGAACTACTGTTACAGCAATTTGGCAAGGTGGATCTGCTCCAACAACTGGAAATGCTTCATCTACAGATGTGTACACATACACAGCTCTTAAAACAGCAGCATCAACATACACAGTATTAGCATCGCAAACGCAATTTAAATAAGGAGAAGAAAGAATGCCAATTTTAGCAACTAAAGGAGCTGGATCTGCTCAAGGATTTGGTTTTTCAGGAGGTGCAGGTTTTTTAATTTGTGCAACAGGAGGAACTGTTACAGAATGTGGTGATTATAAAATTCATACCTTTACTAGTCCTGGAACTTTTTCAGTTACAAAAGTAAAAGCAAGTGCTCCGGGTGTTACTGATTATTTAGTAATCGGAGGTGGAGGATCTGGAGGACAAAATCACGGTGGTGGAGGAGGTGCAGGTGGATATAGAGAATCTAAACAACCAACTGCTCCATGGACAGCTTCTCCATTAGCAACATCTACAGGAATAACGCTTACTTCTGGTTCGTATCCAATAACAATTGGTGCAGGAGGAACAGGAGACGCAAATACAAGTAACCCTGGAAATCCTTCAGTATTTAGTACAATAACTTCTACTGGTGGTGGAAGAGGTGGTTTTCAAAATGATTTAACGCCAGGTCAACCTGGAGGTTCGGGAGGTGGTGGAGGAAATACTACACCTGCTTCAGGTGCAAGTGGTGGATCAGGAAATTCACCCCCAGTAAGTCCATCGCAAGGTAATCCTGGAGCCCCAGCCGGATTTGGACCTCAATGGGCATCTGCAGGTGGTGGTGGAGCAGGTGCTCCTGGCAATACAAATCCTTCAACTAATCAAGGTGGACCAGGTGGAGCTGGAGTTGGAACTGCTATAAATCCAGCAGTAGGTCGACCGGGACCAAGTCCATCATTAAAATATTTTGCAGGGGGAGGCGGAGGAGGCGGAGATTGTTATAATAGTAGTTCAGGTGGAACTGGCGGATTAGGCGGGGGTGGAACTGGTGGTGATGGAAATAATGATTATCCTGGACCTGGTGCTCCTATATTTGGAGTCGCTAACTCTGGCGGTGGCGGTGGCGGAGGTCGTAGTGGTAATAGTGGTAGTGGAGGATCTGGAATAGTTGTAATTAGATATAAATATAAATAATATGGCAAACTTTGCAAAAATATCTGAAAACAATATTGTTTTACAAGTTTTATATATAGAAGAAAAATATATTCTTGATGAAAATGGTCAAGAATCTGAAATTATTGGACAACAATATTTAGAAAAACATAATAACTGGCCAGCGCATTTATGGATAAAAACAACTAGTGCTGGTATAGGCCATACTTTTGATCCTATTGAAAAAAAATTTTGGTCTCCAAAACCTTTTCCATCATGGGTAAAAACATCAAATGGATGGACTTCTCCTATTGGAGAAAAGCCTAATAAAGATTATGTTTGGAATGAAACTAATCAATCTTGGGATCCGCTTAAAAATTATGTTTGGAATGAAACTAATCAATCTTGGGATACTTTTTAAATAAAAGAAAACCAACCTGTCACTATATATTTCTCACATTTTTTATTAATTATACCTCTGTGAGTATGTGTAAAACTAGATGGCCATATTAAAGTTAAACCTTGTATAGATTCTGTTTTTAATTTTTGATATTTAAATTCAGTTCCAGAATTTTTCTCATTATTTAAATAAGTCATAAAAACTAAATGTCTTATACTTGTATCTTTACTTGCAGATTCATAATGCCATTTTCTAAAACCACCATTTGGTGGATAATATTGAATATTATAACCTGGATATACATTAAATTTTTGACAATTATCTGCATCGGGATATTTAATTAAATATTTATTTAAACATTTTTGTAAATACATCCTATATTCACCAAAAGGATAATTAAAATTAGTATCTTCTATTGTTAAATCTAAAGAATCTTTTACTGTTTTATCGTATTTTTTATCATTTGTATTTCCAACAAGTCCTTTAAAAGCATGATTTTTATTTTCTTTAAAAAATTGCAAAATATTTTTGCATATTTTTTTAGGTATAAACCACCCCCCTATAAAAGAATTGTATTTAAATTTATATTCTTTCATAACTTAAATATATTCAAAAGTTATTGTTTGAATAAAATTTAAATATGAGTTTTTTACATTTTTAATGTAATATAATTGAGACGCTGGAAACATTATAAATTTATCATTTTCTAAATTAATATTCCAAGATCTTCTTTTTCTTCTATTGTCATCATAGTTTATAACTATTTCACAAGTTTTATTGTCTATTTCAACTCCATATAATAAAACAAAATCAGGTGAGTTTTTTAAATCTACAGGATCAATTTCTAATTTTGGTTCAGATATTTCGTTTTTTTCATAAAAATTACCATAAATTTTTTTAGGTACTAAATTTAAATTATGTTCTACTTTCATAAAATCAGTGACGTATGTTTTTAATTTATCAAAAGATGTTGAAAAAGGATAATCTATATTTTCATAATATTTAGATAAAAATATATTTTTAATAAGTTCATCCTTTTCTATTTCAAAACCTTTTGGCATTTTAACAACACCATAATATAAAGATATTTCAGATAAAATTTTTTTATTAATCATTTTTTAAAAAAGGAGAAAAAGAAGGTAACCCAATATGAATTCTTTTATCGTATATATTTTCAATTGATCCTGGAGTTTTTGCATTATTATAATGCAGAAAAACTTGAGCACAATCTTCCCCTGTAAAAGATTCTCTCCAATGTTCAATTTCATTACCTTTATATAAAAGCATGTCCCCTGGTTTTAAAACTAATTTAATTCCTTTTGAATTACTTTCATTGGTTATGTTTTTTTTTGTATTTGGAATACCTACATTCTCATAGGGACTTAAATAAATAGGCCATTCATCTCCACCTAGATTTAGAGTAGTAGATATTTCACAAGAAAATCTATCTTTATGGCGATGTAATATATCTCCCTTTTTATATATTCTTGCATAAGAATAATTTGGATTTAATTTTAAATTAGATTCTTTTTCTACAATTGGTTGAACTTTTAATAATAATGTTTCCATGGCAATATCCGCATAATGAGAATAAGTATTTGGAACTTGAGGATCATTCCATATACCAAACTCAGTTGTAAATGGAGATATATATTTTTCATCAAACATTGTTCTTGCAACTTGTCTTTTAATTAAAAAATAATTATAGACAAATAAAGCAAGATCTTTTGATATTGCGTTTTTAATAACTTTAAATTTTTGTTTTTTAAAACTCATAAAATTAATTACAATTAAAACTTATACTAATTCTTTCATTCTTTTTATCCATATTGGGTTCTACAGAATGAAAAACCCAACTTGGAAAAAGAATTAAATCAAATTTATTAGGGGCATATAAAAAACGTGGATTATTAAATCTATTAAAATTAGTTATTTCATCTTCATTTAAAAACAAAGGTATCATATCATTAATAAAAAATTTTATTCTGCCACAATTTTTAAAAATGTTTGCGTAAAAAGTACCGGCAATAACAGATCCTGGATGAGCATGATAATCATTATAATCTTTATATTTATTTATATTTAACCAAATATTTTTTAATTTTATATATTTTTCAATTTTTAAAATTTCTTTTGAAAAAACATTTGCATGATGATGTATTGAATTATTTAAAAAATTCAAAAAAGAATTTTTTTCTGAATCAAAAGGTATGTCTTCACTTTGAAAACCGTTAATATTTGATTTTATTCTTCCTTTTTTATTTTTATATTTATTTATAAATTTTAGCATATCTAATTCTTCTTCCTTGTTTAATTTTAAATTAACACAAAATAAAGGAATTGAACCTATTTCAATCACTCTCATAAATTATTTTTTAATACCGCTTGAACATTAAAATGAATAAATCTAAAAGGTTCTATGCCAAAATCCAAAGCAAATTGATGCTTTAAAAAAGCAGGGAATATTATAAAAGTCCCTGGTTTAGGTTTGTTGTGTATTATTTCGGATCCTAAAGAAATTTCGTTTGCATTTTTTAATGGAAGTTGTGTTATTATTTTTGCAGGTCTTGGGTCATGGAAAATAGGAAAAGAAGTTTTATTAGAACATTTTAAAAAGTAAAAACCCGATAAATGATTATTATAATGAACATGACCTTCATGATGTCCCCCTCCTTTTTCTGCAAATTCTTGTACCCAAAGATTATTTAATTGTAGATTGTATTCTTTTAAGTCATAACCAATATGATCTAACACTTCTAAAGAACGTGTTTTTATATAGTCACTAAATTCTTTAAATTCAGGTAAGTTAATAAGTGAAGTTGAATGATGACTCAATCCAAAATCTCCAAATTTTTTTTTATCTTTTTTACTTAAATTATTATAATAATTTTTATTTATTTTCTTTGCTTGTGCAATAAAAGGATCACACTGTTTATTTAAAGTATCTACCCATTCAGGTATTGATGTTAAGTAAATAGGGGTTAAAAAATAAGATAAAAATTCTAAATTTTCTTTCATTGAAAAGGGTATCCTAAGTTCCAAATTACAATTGAATGTCTTACTCCACTTTGAATAGGACGAACTCTATGCCATACAAAACTAGGAAAAACAACTAAAGATCCTTTTGGTAAAATTTCTGTACATTTTTTTATGTTCGTTTTTTTATTTTTTAATGGATCATTAAAATTAAATTCTAATTCTCCACCTACATATTCTGATGGATCTGATAAAGAACATGTCACAGATAATTTTCTTATTTTACCATGAGAGTTAATATTATTAGGATGATTATATGGTTCATTGTATGAATCACAATGCCATCCATAATATTGCCCAGGTCCATATTTTGTGAATTGACAGGATTCTGAATAGTCCCAATTAAAATTCCATTTTCCAATTTTATTTGCTTCATTAACATAAGGGATAATTTCTTTATAAATCCATTTGTCTTCCATCCAAACAATATTAGAATTTCTAATTTTTTGTAAATTTTTAATTTCTTTTTTTGATAAATTCTTATTATTCATACCACCAGTTAAGGCTATTTCTTCTTGTTTTGTTTTACCATATTCTAAAACATCATTACAAAATTTTAACGGTAAAACATTTGTAAATGCTATATAATAATTTTGAAGGTTCATATTTCTAATATATATTATTATATAGTATAAAATACAAATTTTGTCTAGTATTACTGAATAATACGTGTATAAAGAAAGGCTTATGCCTTTACAAAAGATACAATTTAAGCCTGGATTTAATAAACAACAAACTGCGACCGGAGCCGAAGGGCAATGGATTGATGGTGATAATATTAGATTTCGTTATGGTGAACCACAGAAGATAGGTGGATACCAGCAACTCGTTTCTAGCACCTTAGCAGGACCTGCCAGAGACCAGCATACTTGGACTGCATTAGATGGTAAAAAATATGCAGCTATTGGAACTTCAAAATTATTAGTTATTTACTATGAACAAGAATTTTTTGATATTACTCCACTTGGAACAGCTCTAACTTCTTGCACTTATACATCTACAACAGGATCAGCAACAGTAACTATTAACAAAATAGCTCATGGATTAGAAGTTGGTGATTATATTATTTTTACAAGTGTGACAACCCCAGGATTACCTACAACAAGTTATACATCAGCAGATTTCACAACTAATACTTTTGAAGTTAAATCAGTTCCAACATCTTCAACTTTTACAGTTACAATGCCATCTAATGAAACAGGTACTGGTGTTACTGCAGGTGGATCTTTAACAACAACTCCATATATTTTTATAGGACCAACATTTCAAACTCCTGCAT